GTTTCACAGATGAACTCGAAGTGTTGTTCGCATAAACCCAAATCTCATCAAACGTGCCGACAGTCGTACCAGCAACAGCAGTATGCACCGTCACCGTTGAGCCAGTGCCCGTGCCCGTCACCTTGATAGCCAAACCATCAGTCGAACCCGACAGTTTCTTCTTCGTAAATGTAGACATGAATTACTCCTAACTAAACACTTGGATTTGAATAACGTCAACCGACGGAGGAATACTAATCGCCGCCCACTTCAAACCAGTTGAAGCAGACGAATCAGCGGTCAACACGTAGTCGTTGGTGCCAACTCCGAGGCGAGCAACATCAGTCCCATTGAACGCAACAAGGTCACCCTTCGTCGTATAGCGCGACGCCAAGAAGTTCGCCTCATCAGCATCATCCGCTGAGAACACAGGATAAATCGTCGCACCAGACGCATGACTCTGAGCAGTCGTATCATCCTGCGCACGAGTCAAAGTCAACACGGAGCCTGAGATGGTGGCGCTGCACTTCTCCTCGCTCGCAGTCCCAGGGCTAATGACAACATAGAAAGGGACGGCTGCCGTTGAAGGCCAGCCTGTAGTCGCCGCCAACGTAGCCGACGTGTCACCAGCCGACAAAGCGTTGGTAATGGTCGTCTGCGCCGCTGCGCCCTTATATTGTCTGCGAGTTACTGCTGCCATTTCGTCCTATCTTACGCTACGCATGACCACTATAGCAGTACCCTCAAAGTCGTTCGTCCGATGGGCGTTCACCAATTGGGCTATCTGCATCTGCACGTTCTCCACTACCACCGCGAACGTTTCTTCGTTCTCCTGGTAGGTGACCACTCGGGGGGTTTCCACAAGGTCGCGCAGGTAGGCGAGTTCGCGGTCGACGTCCTGCCAGTATTCGCGTCCGTTGATTGACAGTTTGTGGTGCATGATGAGGGGGACGGAGAAGATTTGGGAGCGTAGCGGGGCGGCGTAGGCGCGTGCCATCCAGCGGGTGAGGGTTGGTCCTGTGCTGGTTACGGCGTCACGGGCGAGGGTGACTTTGATTTCGGCTTCGAATACTTTGTCTTCTAGCCCGTCGAACGTTTTTTCTTTGACGTTCGGGGTGGACAGGGTGGCGAAGTCGAAGAAGTCTCCGCCATCTGATGCGACCGCCATCGTGACTGAACCTTTCAACGGTAGGCAGCGGATGTCCAGTTTGGGGATGAACTTGGCGTCTGGGACACCCCATCGGTAGATGCCTGAGCGTAGGTAGCCAGAGGAGACGAGGTTGGTGGCGTGGGGTGTGAACACGCCGACACCTGAGACGGTGAAGAGTGGCTTGTTTTGGAACTCGTGGATTGACTGCACCGTACCTTGTGCGGTAGCCATCAAGTCCGATGCGTACGCGGGTTGGTTCGGGGAGATGAACACGGAGATGTCCATGCGTCCGATGCCTGTTGAGGTGGAGTCAAAGTTTGACCAGGCAAAGTACACGTATTGACCGATGCCTGCCATCGCTCCGACTGCTGCACCTGTTTGTACGAGTGGTCCGACGGTGAGGTTGCCGTCGGTGTCTGCCGAGCAGAAACGGAACCCTGTGGTCGTGCCCAGGATGATGTAGCCGAGGTAGCCGTAGATGGATTGGACGATTTCTCCGAGGGGTAGTTCGGCGGCTGCGGTTGGGATGGCAAGTGCTGTGCCATCGGCTTGGATTTGCGTCTTGTAGATAATGCTCGTATTGCCTGCGTAGCCTGCGGCATAGATGTGGGTTTGTCCAGCAGCGAAACCTACCCACGTCCAGTTCGTGTTCGGATGCGTATAGAGCGGAGACGGGTTATTCGCTGACGAACCTGCCGCGGTGGTGATGTTCCAAATCTTGCGTTTATCGGTACCCTGCCCAGCGACCATCAGACGCCCCCTGACGTAAGCCAGGACTCCAGCCTCAATACCCGTGATGTACGCCGAAGAAGTAGAGATGCCAGCGTTGGTCTGGTCAATGTCGCCGTTGTCGTACGAGTAGAACACGTTGTAGCCGTCAGACGTAATCGAATACAGGTTTGATGTTTTGGTACCTGTCACCGTTGTGACCGTCACGAAATCGCTGGTGTATCTAACGGTCTGTCCGTCAGTTCCATAGAGGCGACCATCAGCAGTCACCGCATACAAGTTCGTACCAGAAGTCGGATACACGTTCGTCGTATCCTTCAACAGACTGAGCCTGCCCTTCGTCCACGGGTCCACACCCTTGCTCGAATAGAACCTGTACGCCTCAGCGTCAGCCGTATCCGAATACTGTTGCCCTGCACCGTAATGCCATGATGACTGCGAACGACGCCACAAACCCTGCGGGTTCAACGCACCTTCGCCAGGTTCCGTTGACTGGTCAACCGAATCACGAACACGAGCATCGAACTGGCGATTGAACGCGTTCGCCTTCATATCCAACATGTACGGGCGACCGTTGATAGCGACAGGGAAAACGTCAGGAACTAACTGGGTTGCACCCGTCCCTGTATAGAACGATGTTGCTGGACGGAAAGCGTCTTTGAAACGCGTCAGCGTAGCCATCGGCTACTTCCTAAACTTGATTGGATACTGCGCCTTCAAACGTGCCGCCTCCGCAATAATACGCTCACGACGCAAACGGGCAAGACTCGTAACCGAATCACGAACAGCACCAGGAGGAACCTCGTCAGGTCGACGCGTATCCCCCTGAGCCTCAATGAAGTTTCGTTTGATTTCACGTCCGTTCATCATCCGCAAAATGACACCAGTTTCCACAATGTCATCACACGTAGCAGGCAGGAAGCAGTTGGTGGTCAGGTCGGATGACTCTGCGGTGGCACGCACAAACGGGGCCTTATAACGCACACGTACCGAACCTGCCATCACAGGCTCATCAAACACGAGCGTGTTCCCTGACGCGAAATCGGTTGTTGGCAAACCTGTTTGTAGACGCACGTAACTCAACACAGGATGGTCGTCGGCAAGATAGCGGAGACGTGCATCCAACAGTTCGATAATTGTTCCAGAGTTCGTAATGTTGATTTGACGGTCCGAACCGTTATAGGTGAGGTCGGTGGTGACGACACGGAACAGTCCGTTCATCGTTGACGACAAGTCGTCCAGTTCGGCGTTTACTGCATCGAGCATTTGCGCTCGCGGGAAGCGCGGATTGACCGTAGCAAGTACGTTGGCTGAGTGAGCCGCAGCGGTCGTGCCGCTGAATCCTCGTTCCACTGTGAGCGTTTTGGTTGCCGTGTTCGCTTCCCAAACGTAAAAGAGTTCTGATTCAATTTCGAATACAGAACCAGCACGAAAGCCGCCAAGGTCATAAGACAGAACAACACTTGTCGTGCTGCTATCGAGGCTTGTCGCCAACTTGTTGCGTTCTTCAACGACCCCTGCCAACATCTGACGCGAAGCCCTGTTCAGGACCGTCGCAACTGTCGTCATCTTACTCCGTAGGTACCGTACCCTGGGAACGAACCTGCTTGTGCTTTGGCAGACGACTTACGAGTGCGCTTGCCTTTCTTCGCTTTCGGTGCAGGACGATACTCCTTAGCAGGAGCGCCCTTCACGGAAGACTTCTTGTTCTTTGGGAGAGGCATTACTTACGCTTGCCCTTCTTACCGCGCTTCATCTTGCCGTACTCCATCATCTGTTCCTTCTTGGACTCAGACTTCTCGTGACGCATCTTGGCAGCCTTGGACTTGTACTTGCTCATGGGTGTTACCTCCTTGGAAAGACTACCACTTTACGCGGTCAGCCCAATATGCGGCAGACATCTTGCCCTTGGCAATGTTCTTGGCGTGACGGGCTTTGAACGCACGGTTGCGGGCACTGCCCTCTGGGGAACCTTTGACACCCTTTTGTCCGAAGCGAATCAGTTTGACTTCGCTACCAGATTTGGCAAGTACCGCATGGGATTTCTTGGGGTGGCTTGGTGTCGCTTTCGGCTTGTTGTAGCCAGAAAAACGTTCACCTCGATAGTTGATACTCATTGACGTTTAGCCCACGCGTTATCGACAAGATTCGGGTAGGGGCGACCCGCATCGGCGGCACGTCGTTTCGCAGCAGACTTCTGCTTTGGAGTCAACGGCTTGGATTTCTTATTTGGGTTCTTTTTGTCCCAGAACGCTTTCTTACTTTTTCTTTGCACGGCGAGCCTCCGACAATGCGATGGCAACAGCCTGCTTGCGCTTGGTTACCTTTTTACCTGATGACGACTTCAGCGTTCCACGCTTATATTCGCCCATAACTTTTTGTACCTTGGTCTTTTTCATCGTACCTCCACTGTATATGCATCAACATAACCTGACGCGAGCAGCACGTCAAGCACCCCTTCAGGTACCCGCAGCGGGACGCCCTTGACAAACTTGTAGGTCTTGTCGGCGATGTCGCATTGGAGGCTGCGTTTCAAGGTGACGTGATGCCAGAGGGTAGCCGTCTCGGTTGCAAGGTCGGTGAGCAGGGTTCCTGCGGGGAGGGTGTCTGCGAGTTGTCTGGCAGCCGATGTCCACGACCATTTGCGAACCTCGGGCAGTTTGGCTTTCGCCCACGCCAGATAGGTGTTGTGGTTGGCGTACATTTCACGCATCGCCTCCGCCAACTCCCGTGGGTCGGTTTCATCCCAAGTGCCACCATAAATCGACGGTGACGGCTTATGGCTTAGAACGAACGGGGCGAGATGGGCGAAACCTTTCTGTCCCGAGGAGTCATTGAGAATCGTTGGAATACCGCACGCCATCGCCTGCAACGGCATCAACCCGAAACCTTCGCCTCTGGTGATGGCGATGTAGCAGTCGGCTTGATGGAAGTAGTCGATGGTTTCTTGGTCGGTGAACCAGGCTCGGTGCATAAACACGTTGTCAGGCAACTTGAGGTCAGGTATGCCGTGTGCTTCAGGGTTGGGTTTGAGGTGGAGTTCGGCGTCAAGGTCAGCAAGTTTGAACGCCTCCAACACGATGTCCAACCCTTTACGCAACCACTGTGACCCGCCAGCATGGAACCTGAACCTGGGGTTGGCTGGTCGTTGTTTGGGTTTCCAAATCTTTGTGTCCACCCCCAACGGAACCTTATGCACATTCTTGTGATGTCGAGAAAACAACTCGACGTTATGGTCGCAGGGGACGATGATTTGGTCGTAGACGTTCATCCAGTCGATGAATCGTTGGTTGAGTTGGGTGGATTCCCACATCGTAAAACAGGCTCGCCACTGGTTCTTGTAGAACGTGTCAATTTGGTATGGCTGCATCATGTTCACCATGACGCTCGCATGTTCGTGCAACGTCACATCTTTGGGCACATGGTCCATGAACCCTTTGAACATTGCACCGTACCCGTAGCGCGGGTGCGGATACCCCAACCAGGATTGGTGATTCAATCTGCAATCTTCTCTAGTTTGGCTGACCCGTCAATCTTCGTTGGCTGCCCGCCAGTGCGACGGATGCGCTTGTAGGCATCCAGGTCTTTGTCTAACTGTTTCTCTTTGGCGTTCAAATGTTGGACGTTGTGGCGTGTTGGCATCGCAGACCCAGACATGCGCACATGCGAAATGCGGCAAGCGAAACAGCCTTCAACGTCGAGTGTCGGGTGTGTTTCTGCGTGTTTCATTTTCCCCTACGAAATGTATGCGCCGTAACCTGCCGCGGTAAGACTAGCAACTTCATCAGCCGACACTTGATTATCCGTCCCACCCCAATACACCTTGGAGATGGTGGTGATGTCGTTCGGTTCGTTCTCCGTGTAGGTGCCGTTGGTGAGTAGGAACACGTTCCTACCGCGAGGTTCGGCATCGAAATGTTTGAACAGCGAATATGCCATCCGCGCCTCTTGGGAATCAAACTCCTTGGGCGGAATACCCAGAACCATGAAGTCATCGGTTGGTGGTCTAAAGATGCTCATGAGACGTAATCACCATAGCCTGCTGCAACCAGGTCGGCCTTCTCTTCGGCGGTCACAAAGTTTTGGGAGCCGCCGTAATAAATCTTGGCAATCAGGTCATAGTCCCGCTGCTCGACAGTCGTGTAAGAACCGTCGGTCAGTTTGTAGACGTTGCTGCCTGCGTAGGTGGGTAGGGCATAGCGGAACAGGCGACCCGCAATCGACATGTCGTCACGGTCCGCTGCCGCAATCTCAGTGGTTGCAGGTGGGCGGAACAGCAGCAGTTTGACTGTGGTAGTGGACTCGTTGCTGGTGCCCGAAGCCGAGGCGGTGCGCTGTGCGACACGAGCCGACACAATCTCCCTGCCACCCGTACCTGATGCTGTAGCGGTACGGAAACGGGTAATGAGACGTAGCACAATCGCCGCACCCGTTCCCGTGCCCGTGGCGGTGCGGGGTGCGATGTGTAGTTGGCTGACGCTCGATGCGCCTGTCCCCGAGGCGGTGCCCATGCGTGCACGGGTAACTGCGCCTGCAGCCGTCTGGGTGCCTGTGCCTGCGGCTGTGGCGGTGCGTGGCACGATACGAAGCCCTGTAGCGGTCTGGGTGCCCGTACCTGAGCCAGATGCGGTGAAGGCGCGGGTGACCACGCCAGACGCGCTAGAAGCCCCTGTGCCTGCGGCTGAGGCTGTACGTGGCGCGATATGCAAACCGACAGCACCACTCCCTGTGGTCCCTTGACCACTGGCAGTGGCAGAGCGTGGGACGACACGCTCACCCTCAGCGGTCTGCGTACCCGTGCCAGTGGCGAGTGCCGTGCGCTTGGCAACCAGCACCGTAGTGGTCGATGATGCACCTGACCCTGAACCTGTCGCAGTACGCAGCGATAGAACTAGACGTTGCGCAGTTGACGACCCTGTACCTGCTGCTGAAGCAGTACGGTCAACGACGACTAGACCGCGATAGAAACCTTGCGTCGTCTTATAAGGAGAAGCGAAATAGACGACCTTGCGGTACGTGTAGTTCGGTACTTCTTCAAACTCTCGAAATCCAGGAGAGTCGGTGAACCCGAAACTGAAATCGGTGACTCCAGTAGCCATATGGCTACTTCACCTCAATCCAGTGTCAGGGTCAGCGAAGTGATTTGGAAAGTGTCGCCAGCGGTTACCGCAGCAGAGGACGACAGGGCGCCCTTCCACAAACAGTTGCCTGTGGTGGAGTTATCCCACAGCGAGAAATGCGAATAGGTTTCCGTGGTGGAAACGTTCGTCCACTCAACGGTCGCAGAAGAAGCCATCGAACCAGATGACGCAGCAGAAAACGTGACTTCCCTGCGGGTGGTCTCTGTGGCTGCGTTGCTTGTGCCCGCTTCGCCTGGGTCTCCAGTGTGGAGTTTTACGTAGACGTTGCTCACCGAGAACGATTGAGCGCGAAGGGTATCAAGCAGTTTGTTTTCTGCGTAGTTGGAAATCGACATCAGTTACCTCGCGCAAAATGATAGCAGAGAAAACAGAAGTGGGGGGAGCGGGGTAGGGGAGGAAACCCCGCCCCCCCACCGATTCTGTCTGAACTAATTACTTAGTTCGCGCCGAGCGACGACGACGACTCAATGCGACGCAGTGAAGCCTCGCGGAATCGTGCGTAGCCACCAAGCCAGTACCAGCCGACAGGCTGGAAGCGCTGGAGCACGTCGACCACTGGACCGCGCACAACGCGTGGGAACGCGCCGTTGCCATCCACAATCGAGTGAGCCTTGGCGAGTGCCTGACGTCCACAGATGTGGGTGCAGTACGCATCCACGGTGCCCGTCGAGCCTGAGCCGTTCGAGGCGTTCTCGAAAATCTTCGCACGTGGCGTCTCAATGAAACGCACACCTTCGAAGGCTCCGATTTCGCCGTTGTAGATACCTGCTGGGTCGCTGTACACGTGCGGGTCACGCCACGACGCAACACCCGTCTCGCGACGGAGGTCGTAACTTACATCGGGGTGGATGTAACCCATGTACATGCCGTTGAACGAAACGGCGTTGGCCTTGCGAAGAGCAGCAACAACGCGGCGAACGTCGTTCGCCTCAATGATGTCTGCTGCCGCAATGTTGTTGCGAGCCGTTGGGGTGGTGGTTCCGCCACCGCCGTACACGACGTTGGTGCCAGCGGCAAGCACGTCACGGATAACTCCGTCGATGCTGATACCAGCGTTGTAACCAACGAGGTTCGCGGCTGCTGCATCCACGTCAAGGAACGAGGTGCCACGCAACTTGGCGGTGGTGTTCACGGCGTTGCCGTACTCATCCAGCGTCACTTCAACTTGGCTGTCGCCCATCACCACTGGGGTGACGTCGGTGTCCTCGGTGAGGGTGCTGGTCTTTTCGCTCAAGTCGTTGAAGATGGTGAACTTCACGCTTGAACCTGGCATTGCTTGTGCGACTGGCATCACGTCTGCAACCGCGTCGAACAGAAGTTCGGAGCGGAGTGCGAAGTACGCAATCCTGTCAAATGCAACCTGGTCTGTGAGCAGGCTGCTCTGTTGTGTCTTGGACATTACCTGTTATTGCTTTCCCCCGACAGGCACGGGGGCCTGCGGGCTAGATGTTTTCTGCTTCTTGCCTTGCTTGAGCCAAAATCTGCATCACTTCATCCTGGTTACGAGCCTGGTTGAGTTTGGTATTCCAGTCAACAACGGGTTCGCTCGTCTCGCCAGCGCGTTGTGCTCGCGTAATGCGATTCCAAGCGTCAGCCTCAGACTTGGCTTGCGCATTATCCGCAGCCGCCTGAATGAGTCGGGCTTCTTCCGCCGCTGTCCTAATCGCCTCGGGGGTGATTTCACCTTCGTAACCTTTTACGAAATACTTAGCCATCGGGTTATCCATTGGGATTCCCGCCTTCACAAACGCATATTCGCGTTTGAGTGCTTCCGCTTCCGTCAATGCTTGCTCTTTAGCCTTCAACTCTTTTTCGAGTTGACGCATCCGTGCCCGCACTGGGTCCTTCGGTGCCTCATCGCCAGTTTCGTCTTCGAACTCGTGGACGTTTGACATTGGCTCACTCCTTTACCCACACCAGGTTGGAGGTTCCTGGTGGCTGTTGTCTTATGTGACGTGCTAACTGTAGCACATCATCATCTACGCATGTCAAGTACCCTACTGTGCGGTACCGACACCCGTTTCAACTGTGCCCGATGTGGCGCCCGAGGTGCGAGCGAAACTGCCTCCGCCCATGAACTCTCCGACACGTTGAGCGCGACGACGCTCCAACTCCTGCTGTGCCTGCACATCGAACCCAAGAGCCGCCCCAACCTTCTGCTCCTCAGTAAGGGCTGTTTCTCCGCCCATCTCCTGATAGAGACCAGCCAACTGACCAGCCCTCTGGAACGCAGCCTGGGCTTGCTCAGCGGTGTAGCCGCGAGCCACCAAATCCTCTGCGGTAGCAGCACTGACCTGGAGTCCTGCCTGTTCCCTGCCGCGGGCACCGATACGGGCAGCCTCAACTTGGCGACGCAACGCAGGCTCAGCACGGGTAGGGTCAATAAAGTAGGCGGCAAGGGACGCCTCATCGTTACCGACCTCTGGGTAGAACTGGCGCATCGTGTTCAGGACTGCTGGGTCGGCGTCACGAACTTTGGCGAAACCTTCGTCGATACGGGCTTGGAACTCGGCTGGCGAAACATCCCCCTCAATGAGTTTCTGGAAGTCATCAGGGGAGTCATAGAACGCCTGCGGGAGGCGGTTGGATACCAGCACGGAACGGTACTGCTGTTCCAGCCCAATGTAGGTAGCGGGGTCAAGTTCGGGTAGTCCGAGACGGGCGCGGGCAGCGTTGCCTTTGAACCGTGTCTGGAACTGTTGACTTTCGCGAAGGTTGAACAGAATGGCGTCAGAGTCCTCGATACCTTGGGCGAGAAGACCACGGATTTGGGTTTCCAAACCTTGCAAGCCTGCGCGTTGCAGGAAGGTGTTTATGACACCGAAAGCGTTTTCTTGGCGTTGGGTGGTAGCAGCACGTTCGGCGGCTTGGGTTGCGGCAAACTCGGCTGCACGCTGTTCGCGGTCCAAACGGGCGATGCGTTCTGTTTCTGTTTCTCGTGGCGCAGTTGGCTCGACAGGTCGTTCTGCTTCCACGCCCAACGCTGCCCGCAGCGCAGCAGCCTGCTCTGGGGTCTGGTTAGCGAACGCCTCATCGAGTTGACTACGCAACTCGGGCAAGTCAATAGGACCAAGTGGTACGTTGCTCATGCTCTAAATCCAAACTTCTTCTCTAAATCCATCACCAGGTTACTTGCCTGCTGCTTCGCTTCATTCGTGAACTGCCAACCATACTTGTCATCTGACTTCAGTTTGGTAATCCAATCCGTCAACGACATCGGCTTCTCCCCCATCAACGCTGAAGCGAACTGAGTAGGCACACCGTTCCCATCAAGGAACGCCACCTGGTCAGGGGCCTTCTCCAAGACGCGTGAAGCAATCTGTTGATACGGCGAGAAAATCGTTTCCACCGATACGCCACGGTCCAACAAGTCTGCGAACGGCGCATACGACACCTTGGCAAGGTCACGCAAATTGTTGCGCAACATGTCCTCCGTCATCACCACACCACTGGCAGGGTCGGTTTCTTGGGCGAGGATGCGGCTGATTTGTGTGTCGTCTGGGCGTTGACCGTAAGCACGATAGATGGCTCGGATACGGTCTGCGTCTTCGCCACCCAACGCCGTTTTCGCAGCGACAGGGGTTGTGAAGTCTGGGGCTACGGAACCGCGTTTGAACGCGGCACGATACACGAGACGCCCGAGTTCAACAGCGCTGGCTCCGTTGCGGGCTGCTACGCCTGCGACTTCTTCAAGGGTTGCCTGGTCAAACTGGATTTCGCCGTACTCCCCACGAATCTTGTCAATCTGTGCTTGCACAGATAACTGTTTCTCGGCAGGTGTCTTGACATCAAAACCCTGCTGATTCCTTGTGGTGTTGAGACCATACGGCGTTTTCTTGAGTTCCTGAACGAACTGCGCTTTGCCCTCTTCGGATTTGAACCATTCCTGCTGGACGGCTTTGCGCAACAAATCAGGGACACCCTCAAACTTGGGGTCCAAAAGGTATGCGTATTCGCCTGCCTGTTCAGCAACTAACGCTTCCCAGTTCGTTACCTTTTTCTTACCAGCCTTCAACTGGTCACGAACATCTTTACGGTTCTGCGGTGTGTCGGGCAGACCAGATGATGCCAGAGCAGCGTCGACATCTGCCTTCGTTACGGCAACAGGGGCGGCAGGTGCGCCAGTTCCACCCATACCAGCAGGGGCGGTAACACCCGTGGTTGACGGTCCAGCGCCAAATCCAGTGCGACCCATTGCATCAGTACGTGCAGATACGGGAGGTTGGCGAACGACGCCAGTTTGTCCAACGCCAACACGAACATTAGGACCTGGCTGATTTACGGCAGAAATAACTTGGGTAGACAACGCGCCCGTTGCCTCTTGGTACCTTTTGAAATCTTCTGGGTCTTTCGTTGCCTGATAGCGGTTCCAGAATCCTTCGGCGTAATCCTTTTGTGCTTGGATGTCGTCACGCGTAATCATGATGCGAACACGCAACTTGTCCAGCGAGTCGACCAGTGTCTTGCGGTTCGAACGCAGACGTTCTACCAGTTCCGTGGCGCGTTCACGGGAATACGTGCGATTCCCCACCCTGATGTTCTCTGTGCGACTTGCCGTGAAAGCGTCATCAAAAGCGGCAAGTTCCTCATCGTTGGTCTGTATGCGAGTACGAATTGTTTCCAAATCGGTATACGCTTTTTGCAGTTCGTTGACGGGAACGCCATTTACGCGAGAGTTCGCAATGGTTTTTACAACATTGGCAATGTCGCTAAACAGACCCCAGTTGTAAGACTGTGCTTCATCTTCGGTTATGTTGCCAGACTGCACTTGACGCCACAGTGCTTCTTTTGCTGCCTTGGGTATTCTTAGCGCGTTTATCCACGGCGCATCATTGTCCCACGGATTCATCATGCACCTCCGAACGCACGTTCAAACAGGTCAGCCAATGTACGGAAACCCTCAACCTGAACTTCTTCTTCACGACCACGAGTCACCGCCTGCGTAGCCAACGTGCCCAACGCTGGAGCCTGCTCCGTACCGTAAGCCGCTTGACGTTCACGTGCCTGGACAAACTGCACAGCCTCACGAACCTCTTGCGGGGTCATCGAACGACCTAACTGGCGGAACGACTCATCACGCAACACCGTCTGAATATCCTCTTTCGCCGTAACACGAACAGTACGCCCAGTGGATGCTTGACCGCCAGGGTATTCGTTCTTCAGATACGCCAAGCCGACATCTTCGGTCACACCCCAACGGTTCAACTCCAACAAATACTTTTGTGCTGCTTCCAAATCTTTGCCGTCAAACGTGGTAAGTGAAGGCTTACCGCCCTCATACAGACCGTAATCGGCAAGCGTGTTCAACAATGCGAGACGTTCACCGCGACCTTTGCTTGCCAAGAAACGGTACGCCTCAGTATCCAAGTTGTATGGGTCGTATGGTGCACGCTTGATGACACCATTGCCGTCAACTAGACCTGGACCTTTGTAATACGTTTTGTTTCCACGCTGAACAAAGTACTGTTGGTTGTAATAATCTTGTGTGCCTGCAAGGGCGAGGGAACCTTGGGTGACGGGGCGTTCAGTGAACTGGAAATCTGCGCCCAACGAATAGCGTGGCACCCCAGCCGTACCTGTAGTGACGGTGGGCATCGGCTCAATGTCCACAATCGGTTGTGGTGTTGGCGTGTTGCTCATAGTTCGTCGACCTCTGATGCTAGTTCACGGTCCCACACTCTCTGGAAATCTGGGACAGCATCCGCCAATGCGGTACCGATGTTGAACAGCCATTGACGCAAATCGGCTGCCTGTTTCGCTGTAGCGAACCCGCCTTCTTTACCGCCTGCTGCCACATATTGAGCGACGGCTTGGTCTCGATACGTCAAGTATTCGCGGGCTGCGCCAGCAATCTCATTGTTGACAAGCCGAGGGTCAGCGACAGCACGCTTCATTTCTCTAATGTTGCGGTCAAACTCGCCAACCGTGAACACTGGTTTGGCTGGGAAACCAGGGAACTTTTTGTTGATGGTTTCACGTTGGCGACGCAACCAGTCTTTGACTTCCGCGGGCGGATACTTGCCTGCTTGCCGTTTCAGGTCACGGTAGATGGCGTTACCGACACGGAATTGGGCTAGGTCAATCATCTCCGAGGCGGTCAAACGTTCACGTTTCCCTGTGCGAATCTGGCGGTCCCACACGGAGAACGAGAAGTCGTCTCCACCTGGGGCGAAGTAGGCGCCAGTAAGCGGGAAAGCCTCTAGAACGGCACCGTTTTTGCGTTCCCATTCACCGAACTGTTCCGTAGCGGCAATACCAGGTTGCATGGCTTGGGTCTTTGACGAAATGTAGAGCAGGGCATCATCGCCGTAGATGCGGAGGAACTCGCCCACTGCTGTGTCGTAGTTTGTGGCTTGCAAGTCTTGGAACGCTTTCAGCAGATACGAGGCGTAGATGTCACCCTTGTCGGTTTCGACGATGGCTTCTGGGGTTCCCGAGGTTGGTCCGAGGAACTGTGAAAGTGCACGGAAACCTGTGAGGACACGTGCCCGCCACTTGGCGTCTTGGAGGAGGCGTTCTTTTTCGGCTGGGTCTTCAAGGGTGTATTCGCCTGATGCGGCGAGTGCGCGTACGGTTTCGGTGTAGGTGTTGGCGTAGATGGATTCGGTTTTCCCTGGATTGTCACGCAAAGCGGAATACACCTTGTTGACGTACCCAGGGACTAGTGCACCAGGCTTCTTTCTTCCGTAGGGCAGGAGGAACTCGACGATGGCGTCGGTGGATGGGGTGTCTGGGATGAGTTCTGATGCTGCGATTTGGGCGACAGGTCCGATAGATGGGATGACTTGGAGACCCATCGACAAGCCTTTGACTGGTGCCTGCAATGGTGCGTTGACGCCAGTAATTAGTTTCGAAAGGTCGCCTGAGAATGGGATGTTGAATGTGTTCTGTCCAGTAATCGGGTCCTTGTAGAAGAATCCTTGTCCGTCGTTGTCGGGGTCGAAGTTGACTGCACCGTTGTATACGAGTTGTGCGCGACGGATTCGGGTTGGGTCTTCGACAAGGAATGAGCCGTAACGCTTCAACACTTCACGCCACGCAGGACCGAACGGGACAATGATTCGCAGGATGTCTTCGAGGTTGTTGCGTTCGACGGCGTTGAACAATGTTTCTTTCGTGTCGTTCAGGGCGCGGAGACCTGCGTAGTCTTCCAACTGTTTGACGGTGCCCGTGCCGTTAGCGGAGTCAAGTTTCGCTATAAGTTCGTCGTACTGTTTTTTGCCGCCGAACAATGCTTCTTTGCTGATGCTGAGTCGTGATGCGCGACCATCAATGGAGTCCTTGAACAGTTGTGCTTGTTCGCGTGTCAACAGGTCGGCGTTGTCGATGAACTGTTCGTAGTAGAACTGGCGGTAGATAGGGGAGCGTTCAAACTTGCGGCTTGCGGTTCCGTATGCGTTGTCGAAGAAGAAGTTGACGCCACGGTTCCACAACTGCAACGCTTCCTTCTGCCGACCCGTGATGCCCAACGCGTCCGCTTCGCCCAACTCTGGGGCGTACTTCACTCTGCTTGGCAGATTGTTGCCACGAGTTTCGTACACCTTTTTGATGTAATCCTGAAGTTCTTTTTGTCCGAGTGGGGTGTCCCATACGTCGTTGTCGGAGAGTCGGCGAACAGTCCATGAAGTGTCGCTGTTTACTGCGGTGACAACGCCACGGATGTCTTTGCCGTTTTCGACGCCGAGACGAACCTCGGAGCCGACACCGCGACGCAGTGTGCCAGCAACGAAGTCGGCATCTTTCAGATTGCGTGGGTCAATGGTTTCTGATGTTGCCAATGGGAGGCGTCGGTGCGCGACAGCGAAACGGAGTGTCTCGTCGCCACCTGTGGTGAGGTCGATTCGTGGGTTGCCGAGACGGTTTATCCAACGTGCCAACACGTCATCGGTTACTTGACCTGCTGCAACACGAACACTGTGCATCCGTTGGGTGCCTGGGTCATAAACATCCAAGCCGCCTTCCAAATAGCGGCGAAGTCTGTCCAACGCTTTGACGGCTTTCGGGTCCTGGTTATTGCGCAACCAGGAAACAATTTCCTCTGTCGGGATACCTTTGGCGACAGCGTTGTTGATTTGGTCCAACGATAGACGGCGAAGTTCTTCATACATGCCTTTGAGGTATTGGGGTCGGTTGCTGACCTTGCTGACGGTGACCATCGAGTTGCTGCGAAGGGCACGCCTGTAGGTTGCTTCTGGGTCGTCGATGTTGCGACGCAACCCGAACGACAACGCTTCTTCAAAGTCGGAGGTGTATTCGTCCCAGTTCGCTGCGATTCTGGCGTAGTCTTCGTCGGCGAGGGCGCGACCAACGAAACTTTCGGGCAGGGTTTTGCCGAGAACGATTTGCATGTAGCGGATGGGGTGGTTGAAGAATCCTGTTTTGCCGACGGTTGCCATACGGATTTGGGCGTCGAACATGTTGCGGAAGATGTAACCGCCAGTCATCAAGGTGAGCGGTTTCCACACTTCGTTTTGCAGATAGTCGGCAACGGTGATAGCGGCACGTGATTTGCCTGCCCCGCGGATGAGTTGTCGTGGGGCTTCTTCGAGTGGTACGCCCGCGGCAACAGCGGCAGCGGATGGGACGTCAGCGAACTTGGCTTGCTTGGATAGTGCGCGACGGATGAACGGGTTTGCGGTGACGCGACGTACGGCACGCAGGTCGGGTAGGACTTGGATTTTGTCGGCAAGTTCAGCAAGCGAACCTGGGCCAGCGAGACGTAAATCTGCAAGGGTCGCAGGGTTCAGGTCGCCATCGAATACGAGTTGGCCTGAGTCTTTCAATGATTGCAGCAAGCCGAAGTCGTCGATTTCGCCTGCTTCGTTGATGAGGTAGAGGCGTAGTTCTTCTCGTGCTTTGGCGACACGTTGGAAAAGTTCGTTGGCTACTTCGTCAGCGTCGGCTTTGACGAGCGCACCGAAACCTTTGCTGAGTTCGTCGGAGACGGTTTTCTTGACAATCTTTTCGAACACTTGGTTGACGCGTCCTGAGCCTGCGGCGTTCGGGTCAGCGAACACTTCCATGACTTCTTGCATGAACTCTTTGCCTTCTTTTTCGGTGAGTTTGAGTCCGATGGACTTCAGGTAGTTTCCGTACGAGTTGACGGCTGCAACCGAGTCGCGGCTGGTTCCAGTTTTGATGACCATTTCTGGCATCTTTGTCAACAGTTTGCTGTTGCGAAGGTTGTTGTAGACAGGGATTCGTTCGCGGCGTTTGACGATTTCGCGGATATCGGTTGGGAACAAGCCAGACAGTTCGGCATCCATGCGGTTGGTTTGTTCACCGATGATTGCCAACACTTCTTCTCGGCTCTTGGCTTTCGCTAAACGATTCGCCTCCGAAACGTCAATCTTCCCTTTGAACACGTTCGAGAAAATGTCGTACGCATCATCTTTTTCAACGAGCATGTTGACGAGACGTTGAGCCTTGCCGTTTGTTTCTACCCAGTTGCGGAACTTGGATGCGTTCCATGCGACCATCTCGCCGTCGGACAAACCTGCTGCTGCGAGTTCGCCTGCGCGAGCAACTTTGGCGAACGCCGCAATCTCATCAGCGGTCTGAATGACAGGTATTGCTGCTTTGCCTGCACGGGCAGCCGCAAGAACTTTGCCGCCGTAAAGGGTTGGGTCAGCAAAAATTGCTACCGAAGCATCAACCAAACCAGACAATATGTTGTACGGCTTAGACCCAGGAGCGAACACCACATCTGCTGCACCGCGACCCAACGTCCACGCAGAACCGTTGATAGTGCCACGCACACGACGCGCACGCTCAGACTGCTTCTCTGCGGCGGTACCACCCATGAAGAAACCTTCACCAGAAGTAATCGCTTGACCAGTCGCAGGGTCAACCTCACCCTTCGCGGCAGCAAGCATCGTGCCGAGCGACGTCGACTTGAACCAGCCATCAAACCCTTGCGGATTGTCCCTGTTCAAAAGTTGTGACGAAACGTTTTGCACCAACTCGGGAGCAAGATTCAACGTTGCGAACGTGTAACGCGAAGCCGCTTTGATTGGGTCATAGACGTTACGTTCAAACCAATTCTTCTTACGTGGAGGATTCGGGTCCAAACGTTGCGGCAACTGCTTACCCGACTGCGCAGACGCAGCGTTCACCAACTGGTCCGATGCACCCGCTTTTGCTAACGCAAGAATCTCACCAGGTTTCATCCACGGATTCGCACGATAAATCTGTCCGATACGCGCCGACAAATCAGGTGTAGCAAGAGCAGCAGCCTGCTCACGAACCTTGTTCTTGGATTCAATCCCGCTAAGGATTACATCCTCGTCAGCCTTTTCTGGCAACACCCCGAAGGACATCAGTACCCTTCACGAATAAACGAATCCAAAAGGTCAGCCAAATCATCGTTCGGGAAACGTTGATAAATAGCCTTCAACTCCTCAATCACATTGTCACCACCAGGAGACATCATCGGAATACCCGCAGCGACAGGACCAACACCAGCACCGAATGGTGCGCCAGCAGTAATCGGCTCATCAGGACGAGCAGTCGGAGAAGTCAACGAACCAGGGGCAGCGGGCGCGACACGACGAGCCGCCTGTTGTGCACGCTGCTGAGTTGGTGCGGCACCAGTTGGCATCGCTTGAACGCGACGTTCCTGTGCGGCACCCTCACCGTATGTTTGACCTTTGAACTGTGGCTGAACCATTTATCCCCCGAGTTGTGCGAGTAGAGCATCTAACGGCGGTGCGCCAGCAGGACCAGCCACAGGTGCCTCAGCACCCATACCTGGCATCGCTAACCCTGGCATCGTCTCAGGGGAACCCTGCGGCATTGCTTCGGCTTGACGTTGACGGGCACGCTCATCAGTTTTCGCCACAGCCTCAAACAACGGAACATCCTGCTCCACAACAAGACGAGTCAAATAGGCGAGGTCCTCTGGCTGGTATGGGCCTTGCGGGTTCGCAGCCTGCTGCTGGATAGATGCGAGCAGGGCGTCTTCGACGCCTTCTGCGATGATGCGGTCATGCTCAAAATCGGGGTCCGAAATCAGCGGGTCAGCCTCACGAGCCGACTCTTTCGACATCAAACCAGTACCAAGACGCTGCCCTAAACCGATAATCAGGTTGTTGACGTCGGTGCCAGCAGCCGAATATGAAACGAAGTGGTAGTCGGTCTGCCACACCTTCATCGGCGTGTACGTTTCCTGTCCCTGTGTCATACGACCAGACATGAAGAACGTCTTAGGTTGAGAACCCCAATAGGATTTCTCTAATGCGATTGCGATTTTATCCTCGTGGAGTAACGAGTTGGCAAAGATTTCTTGTGCTTCTTGTACACGGTAATCCACGGTCGCAGAAAGAACGGCTTCGCCGCGGCGACCAGTTCGGATATTGGTTGCGGACTCTCCGCCGAACTCGGCGGGTATCGCGCCTTCAAGACGTTCTTGGCGCTCCAAACGGTCGAGGGCTGTGTCGGTTTTGTAACCAGGATTTAGTTGCAACTGCTGGATGTCGCCACCTTTGACAACACCAAGGATGCCTGACTTGCCGTCAGCCATCTGCAAGATTTCAGGATTCTCACCAGGACGAGCAATCAAATACTCCTCGGGAAAGATGCCGCGCTCGATAGCAATTTCGGTCAACGCCTGCAAACGTGCACGCGTGTAGTACATGCCGAGCACACCGTCGAATTGTCCTCGCGGTTTATCGAGGGTGATTCGTTGAGGGACAACGGCAAGTGGCATACCTGTGCGATTCGGGATGGCTTCCAACAGGATTGCTTGCAACCCTGCACGTTCAGACGCGGACAACTCGGGATTGTCTTCTGCACCCAACACGATGAGTTGCATCGAATCATCACACACATACTCAAGGAGGGTGTAGCGCGAGTCGGAATCAACGCGACCGAAACGCAACTGGTTAGAAACCAACTCTCCGTAGTTCTTCAACAGCCATGAGGCGGTGACGCGTGACGTGAAGATGCAGTTCTCTGGAACCACATCGTCATCGTCCATTGGTGCGGCGAACGTGTCCAACGGATTGCGAACCTGCCACTTAGGAGTCAACGTCGCAAAGTCGGGCTTCAAAAACACAGGCGATGACGAGTATGCGAGAAGGTGGCGTGCGCGGCGACGCAACTTCATTTGCATGCGGTTCTCATCCCAGAAACCGAGCATCGCTTTCTTGCGCATACGCGCATACTTCTTGGCGTTCTCGGACCCTTCCTTCACAGGAGGGAAGTATGGGTTCGGCATTGTCGACGACACGCGCATCGACATCTGTTCCAACCCTTGTACGAGCAGGTTGGCGACGTTAGTTTTCGCGTTGCGGTCTAACTCGTTGAGTGGAACCACGACGTCGCCGTTGGCAAGGTCGCGCACGCGACGCATCTGCTCATGCACGGGGCCAGCAGCGAGTCGGCGCTGATGGTACAGTTCAACGATTTCGTCTAGCGAGCGCAAGGGTTACATGCTCCCGCGACGAAGACCGCCTCCGCGCATAAAAGACTTCATGCCTTCGACAAGGGAGCGGGTGCCAAACTCTGCGGTGCGACCAGATAAATAATCTTTGTGGGTTTGCGCTTGACTTGTTCCGCCAAGTGTCGATTGCCATTTGCCTGCGTGCATGTACTCAACACGCCATTCACCTGGAGCGGGTGGGCCTTGTACGGGTGGTGTTGGCGTCTGATTGGAAGTCTTCTTCTTAGCACGCATAGTGGTTCTCAGGATAACACATCAAATCCACGAAGGGCGCCACATGCGTGGTGATACAGTTCTACGATTTCGTCAAGCGACCTCAAAGGTGGCTCCTATTTTCCAGTAATGCGACTACCGCCACCACCGCGCATGTAACTTCGCATACCTTCCAATACGGAACGAGTACCAAACTCAGAGGTGCGACCAGAAAGCGAATCTTTTGCGGCTCTTTGATATGCGGCTGTTTCTTTTCCATACGGACCAAAAATGTCACCTGATTGCACTTGCACGTATGCTTTTCCGCCACGCAAAAAATATCGGTCCCTGTGTATTTCGTCGTCGAGGTCGCCAGATTTCTTTTTGTTGTTTGTGCGGTTCTTGGCCATAGTGGTTCTCAGGATAACACATCAAATCCACGAAGGGCGCCATAGGCGCGGCGGAGCCTTCACTGGACCCAACTCTGGCAGGTGCAGCATCGCAAACCAGGCTGCCATCACCAAGTCGGTACCGTTCTTTTTGTTCGGTGTCCATGATGCGAGTTCTTCTACGAAGGCGAGAGTCTTCCAGTTTTCTCTCATGGTTGGCATCCGTATCTGGCCTGTGCGGAACAGGTTGGGGAGGAGTGCTTCGACGCCAAGGTTTTCGTCTAGTTTGTTTCTGGAGGTTGTATGAGGGATGACGTTGACCCCGTGAAGGGCTTGCCACTTGCGAACGAAATCGTGAGCAAGGAGGAAGCGTTGAGCGGCGTTGACTTCGACTATCCAGTGGCTGATGGGGTAGCCCATATCGAACGACCTGTTTTGCCAAATCTCCATTATTCCGCCGTACTCTCGGCTAGAGGTATCAAAACCAAGTAGTTCCTCAGCGGTAAGTTTGGTTCGTTCGCAGTCAATCAAATAACGCAGGTTGGTTTTGGGTTGGTAGAGCCACCATTGGATAGCCCAAAAGTTTGTGGGTGACGGGTCTACGGATGCAACCGAAATGATTGGGGGTTCCAGGTTGGATGGGATGTATCCAGGTCTGCGGTCATTGTCAATACACCCTGGGTACAACACACCGTCAGGTCCCATGCCGCCTGTAGCCCAGACACGTTCAATCAGATAGTTACCTTGCGCCATGTCCTCTTGCTGGTAGATGACTTGGAACTTGGCAGGCGTTGAGTGTTTCAGGTACGACAAGTCTTTCCACGACAGGCGGTACGGGTCCAGGAGTGGTCCGTTGGGCCACGGGGGTGCAGTAGTTTTCTTAGATTCTCTGCCCGTATCCAATTCTTCGTAGTAAGCCTTGTAAATAAAGTGGGTGTACTTGGATTTTTTTTCTGGTTCTTGGACGTCGGAAACGTCGGTGACGTCGGACCCGTCGTACGCGTCAGGGTCCTCCTCGTAAGTCACTTTGGCGAGACAGTGGGCGTAGAGGTCACCTGGCCCCAACCGCTGCCCGATGACAGCCAGCAAGCCACCTGGGTCGACGCGTGCCTCAGCGACGGTATCCCACCGTTCCAAAAGTTTGTCGCGGGCAACGGACTCTTTGGCGTTCTCTGGGGTTGCCACGTCGTCGAACAAACAGAGGTCGGCACGATGACCGATGAACTCTGAGTCAATACCATACGACGACACCGTAGGTTCCTTGTTATCCAAACCCGACAAATCTTCTTGCTCAACGATGAACTCCTCGGCACGCCACAACGCACCAGACGATGACGGTTTGAAACGCCCATAGTCGATAGAGAGGCAGCCTTCGGCGTTGATAGCCAACCCTTTCTCCACAAGAATCGGGTCAGGATGCAAAGGAAACGGACGTTCCAACGTTTCACGAATACGACGGCTATACATCTTCGCCAAGGTTTGTGTAGCCGAACCGATAAGTACACGAATCTTGCGATTCCTTACAATCATCCAACATGCGAAGTCATGAAACAGTGTCGACTTGCCTGCTCCTGGGGGACAGTTGATGAGAATGAACTCTTTCTCTGGCGATTCCAGCATCTTGACAATTTTGTACGCAGCATCTACCTGCCACGGGCTAGGAACACGCCCCAAATAGCGTCGACGGAAGTAATCAAAATCATCCCAACCCCTCTGCGCCTCGGGGCTAAGACGCTCATAGGGGATGACAGGTGGCAAATCTGCGACATCCATCGCATGTTTCCACTGCTCCGCCTGTACACCACCCTGCTTTTTGCGAACCTGACCGACCTCTACCTCAGCCAACTGGATTTCGGCGGTTGCTTTACGTCGTTTCGCTTCCCATCCTGATGCAGTGTTGGGGTGGATGCCAGCAATTTTCGCCGCATCTTGTATGGACATGCCTGCTGCACGGGATTGCCAGTAGCGGGCTACGTCTTGTGGCGGGATTTGCCGCCTCCCCGAACGACCAGCAGGCATTACTTAGTACAACGGTTTCCGTTTCGAAGACTTACGCGCCTCACTATACCCATCACCAGACCCACCCGTAGACAAAGAACCACCATACGGCTTAGCACGAAACGTCGGCTTCCCAGAATCACGCCAACCAACACGACGGTCCCACTCATCAGCAGGCAAACTCAAACCCTTCTTCGGTTTCCAAGAACGAAACACCGCAGCCTGCGGAGAAACACTACTGCGATTACCCCAACCAGAATCATCAACAGGTTTTTTCGGTTTGCGTGCCATCAGTGCAAAAACAGTACCACAACATCATGTTGGAACAGTGGACACTCCTCTGCTACACTCACAACGTCACGTCGAGAGACGCACAAAAACTTAGCGAATACGGACCCTACACGGTTACATTCCTCCTCGTCACAATCATCGACGAGGGCAGCATGGTTAGACCGCATGGACAGATGGCCTGAAAAGGGGACCGATGGTGGTCGCCTTCTTTCGGTATAGAGAACAGACGGGTTCAGGCGTAAAAGAGAACTTGGGGGGGCTAAA